ATCTACGCTTGGCGTTGGTGGAGGTATTCTGACCGCTCTTTTGGCAAGAAAACCCATTTTTCGTACAGGTAAAAAAGTAATCAAAGGTATTCGAGGTCTTATGGATTCGGGCAAAAAAGCCACGGATGACATCTCCGATGTTACTGACCAAAGCATGGTCTCTGCACCTTCAAAAAATATAGCCGACGATATGGCTGCTTATGAATCGTTAACAAAACAACAAGCAGCAGCAAGAAAATTAAAAGATGCAGATATTCAGTTTGTAGAAGAGGCTCAAAAAAGAGTTAAAGAAAATCCGTTAACTTTAGCAGGACGTAATTTAAGTGAACGAGCGGATGAAAGTGTACATGGCTCGGCTCTGTTTGATTACATTGCAACCTTTCCAGGCATGGGTAGAAAAAAAGGTTATGTTGCCTCAGCTGATGCGTGGGCAAGTTATTTTAAAAAACCTTCACAACAAAAAGTAGGCAATATTAAATTAGAAATCACTCGTGATGAATTGTTTGATACCAACATCGCTAAATTTGACAAAGATGGTAATTTAACTGGTGGCTATTTAAAATTAGCAAAAGACGAAAATGTGCCAGTTTCAGCAAGAACTTTATTAGAAATGGTTGCCAGAAACCCAGCCAACAACACAGGTGTAATAAAAATAGGAAATTCTGCAACCCCTCAACTGCAACCGGTGGTCGATGACTTTATAGATACCTTTGAAAATTCATACGCTAGAGTTATGAGCCATGTGAAAAAAACAGCTGGAGAAGACAGTTCTTTTTTTAAAACTTTACAAGGAAATATAGATGATCACTTTGAAGTTTGGATGAATTTTCAGGGTAGGAATTATGGTACTTACCTTCAACCTAATACTCAAGCCGATAGAAATTTTATACAAACGTATCGAAAAATGATGAAAACAATACAAGATAATAAACAAGCATTAGAAGAAACAGGTTTTATGGTAGACGATGTTTTAAAACCATTAAATAATAAATTTAAAAAATTTGAAAATGTAGTTGCAAA